CCTGTAACATTTGACGGTACGTTGGCTGGTGAAGGAAAGTTTTATTTCCTGAACACCAAGTACCTTCAGTTGGTTGCACACAGCGACGTTTGGTTCAAGCCGACGCCGTTCGTGCGCCCAACCGATCAGGATTCGGTTTTCTCGCAACTTCTCTGTTACGGAGAGTTCACGACGAGTAACCGTGCCCGTCAGGGCTTCATGTACGGGATTACCCCGGCATAGCCCAATAAACATATGTGGAAGGTGGGGGTCGCTTCGGTGGCCCCCACCCAACGCACTTAGGAGGATTGGCAGAATGCGTACTCGTTCGGCGGCATACAAGTCTGGGATGCGCCCCTATGGGCAACCAGCGACCGGTTTTCGGAACGCTACTCCGCGTCCGCAAACAGTTGGATACAGCCGTGATGTAACGCAGGTGGCTAACACCAGCACACACACTATTCAGCCTGTTGAGGCGAAGCCAACTTTGTGCGCAGCGACGAAAAAGAACGGTGAGCCTTGCAAGGGTCGCCCCGTTGGAGACAGCGAACACTGCTCGTTTCATAGAGTATAGGGGGGCGTGTGCAATTAAGCGAAATGCGGGACTACATCCGCAACGTTGTAGACATCGACACGACGGATATAGCGGACACGACCCTGAACACGTTCCTGAGGGAAGGCTATGATGCCGTAGTCTACTCCGAAAAGCGTTGGCCCTTTTACGAGGTAAACACAACGTTCACTACCGTGGCGTCTCAGAAGGATTATACGTTAGCAGAGGTCGGAGTAAATATTACTGTCGATATTGATTCTGTGACAGGTTTAACTCCGGGGTTTCGTGAAGTTAATCATTTGATGACAGACAATCATGTGTTGGAGTATTTGGGGAGGGACGATGGGGACCTTGTTTACCCGTTGGATTCCAACACGACAGGTGCCCCGTGGTACTGGTCAGAATGGGGAGATTCTTTCCGGTTGTATCCGACGCCCTCGGCGGGGACAACGATATATGCTCGTGGTTACCGTAACGCTATTGAGTTTGGTGGCAATACCGCTATTTATCGTGCTGCCATTGCGAACACAGATACTCCTGATTTGCCAGACCCCTTTGACAATGTTTTAAGCCTGTACGGCATTTATCGTGCCTATCAGCAGCAGGAAGACTCAGGGATGGCGCAACAGTACTATGTTGCGTTTGTGGGTGAACTGGACAATTTGACTGCACGATACAAGAGTACACCCGCGCCGCAGCCGGTGGTGTTGAATAGTCGCCGCGCTAGCCGGTGGCTGAGTCAGGCAATTTTGCCTAACCGTCTTCGTTATTCTTGGGAGTAGCGTTGAGCCTCGCTACCGCTATTCCCCCTGTTGCTGGCGCCGAAGACTATCGGTATGAGGAATTACCCGACTTTCGTGGCGGGTTAAACCTGCGTGCTGACCAGTTCAACCTTGCATACAACGAATCTCCTGCGATGCTCAACATCACTGTTGATCCGCGGGGCGGCGCGGAGCGCCGCGACAGCATAGACGCCCTGAACGGCACGGCATTGCCCAACAGCATCATTGCGTTGGGGAGTCACAGCGAAACGCCTGTCGGCGGCGGTGCAGACCAGATTCTCGCAGCGTGCCTTAGCAGCGGCGGTTCTACTGTGGAATTGCATTACAGTACCGGCGGCAACTTTGCCGACATGGAACTCTCCAGTGCAACGGCAACGTTGACGGGGACGACGGCACCGTTCTTTGTGACGTTCAACGATTTCACCTATATTGGCAACGGTGCCCTGTTCTCAACATCGTACAGTACGGTTAAGTGGAGTGGCGCAAACGACATTACACGTTTGACCCCTGACATTGACGGTTCAGACGGCCATTTCCCCACTGCACGCTACGCGACAACATGGGGTGAACGAATCTGGGTCGCCTACACGGTGGAGAGCAGCACAACGTATGCGAACCGGGTCAGGTTCTCTAAAATTAATGATGCAGAGAATTGGACAGCGACAGACTATATTGACATCGACATTGGTGAACACGGTGACCGTATAACAGGCATTGTGGCTGATGGTGACCGTTTGCTCGTTTTTAAACAGAACGCAGTCTATGCGGTGTACGGATTTTCTGCCGACGACTACCAAGTTCAGAATCTGACACGGGTTATTGGCTCCATCGACGGATGTCTACCGGTGTCCACCCCGCATGGCGTGTTTGTGTGGTATGCCCGCGACGGTTTGTTTCTGTTGACCCGTGACAGCGTGGCAGACGTTTTCACACGTTTGCGTCCCGCTATTGGTTTGTCTGCGTTGACGTTTACTACACAACCGTCGATGATGTGGTTTGATGAACGACTGTGGCTGTCTGTAGACTACCAGTCGGGTGAAGGTGCTGCCGGTGGTGCGCAAACAAACCGGCGCAACGTGTTTGTTTGGGACCCGTCTTTGGGTCAGGCCGGGGCATGGACCCGATACGACATTAACGCCCGGACACTGTTTTCGTATCGTCCTCCGGGGGGTACACATTTGGCGTTGGGCGTAACATCAGATTGGAACGGTACAGCAGCGTTTACACGGGTGTCGAAGTTTGAACAAGAAGCAGACGCCGACGACTACGGGGGTGCTGCCGCTTACGCTGAGAGTGGCACCGCGTACTCTTCAGGAGATTATGTTTCCAACGATGGCGGCTTTTTTAAAGCCAATACTTCTATTAGTGCCCCTGCGGGAGATTTTGACCCATCCAAGTGGAACAATGTTGGGGAAATCTTTTCCCACTATCAGACACGCTGGTTGTCAGGGAACCGTCCCACGTTTCCAAAAAGGTGGGGGAAGACACGGACAGTCATGTTGGCAGAAAACACTGTCACTATCGACTACACCGTTTACAAGGACTACAGTCTCGCTTCGGGAACAATCATTGATTCCAAAACGATTGTAGGCGAAGGGTCCACTTCTGTATGGGGTACAGCCACATGGGTAAACGACGCCGGTACCGACGGCAACGGTGTATGGTCGTCTGAGGGGCTGTCTAAGGTTTACAAATTTTTTAGGTGGCCTACGGCTGGGACAGCACGGGCTATATCAGTGAGGTTTAGCGTTAACCCCACGACGGGAGCGCGCGGTAAATGGGGGATGACTTCTCTCGTCGGAATGTATAGAACAAGGAGAATCAGGTAAATGGCTGATCTAGCAATCACCAATTCGTTTTCTGCCGGTACCGCTATTGTAGCGTCGCAGATGAATACGAACTTTACGGACGTTACAACGTGGGCCAACAACGCCCCCAACATTGGTGCATCGGGCCAAACGACAACGATGGATGGTGCGTTGACTGTCACGGAGGCGTTGATTGCCAGTAGCACTTCGCAGTTCAACGGCACGGTAACTGTTGGTGTCGATGACACAGGTCACGATGTCAAGTTCTTTGGTGCGACGGCGACGAATGGTTACATGCTGTGGGATGAGTCCACTGATGATTTGATTCTTGGGACGGCATCGAAACTGGGCCTAGGGGCCACCTCGCCTAGTTATCCCCTCCATATCAGCACTACCGACAACCGCCCCATCGGGATTGTTTCCTCAGCGGCTGGCTCCTACCTCGACATGCGAGACACCGCCACGACCGGCGAGGGCTACGTCTCGGTTGGAGCCGTCGGGAACGAACTTCGCTTCATCGCTGGTGGCAGTAACCGCATGACCATCGACTCCAGCGGCCAAGTCGGTATCGGCACCACCGCACCCACCGCCCTTCTCCAGATTCAAACGTCAGCGACGACTGAGACTGAACTTCTGCACATTACGGGTGCATGGTCTGTTGCGGATCGTATGGGGTACATCTGTGGTACAACTTCCACGGACGGGGCGATTCTTGCCCGTCTTGGTTTGGGAACCTCTATCAATGGGTCTAACAACAATGACGGCGGGTTTGTGTTCCAGACTTCCACGGCGGCTAATAGCAGCGGTGGGGGTTTGACTGACCGTATGGTTATTGACCACGTTGGTAACGTTGGTATCGGCACCACCAGCCCCGACAACCTGCTCCATGTCTACGAGGGCAACTCCCAGACGAGCAGCCACGCCGACGCTCAGGTCACCATCGAGAACGACCTGACCGTTGGCCTGCAACTCCTGTCGGGTTCCGGGCAGGAGAACCGGATCATCTTCGGGGACCGCTACGACAACGACATTGGTGGCATCACCTACGACCACGACGACAACTCCATGCGGTTCACGACGAACACCGCCGAGCGGATGCGGATCATGTCCGACGGGCGGGTTGGAATCGGACTCACTCCCAGCACGAACCAGATGTTCCAAGTTCAGAGCACTGGCGAAATCCCGTGCGTCCGTCTCATAAATACTGACGCATCGGTCGGGTCTGCCAACGGGATGATGTATCAGCAGTTCACCGCCGACGCTGATTGCACTGGTGCCTTCTTCAACCTGTTCGCGGACTCGGCGGGTTACATCGGGTCCATTACTTGCGCCTCCACTTCGAGCATCGCGTTCAACACGACTTCCGATTATCGGATCAAGTCCAACGTCGCGGACCTCACGGATGCCGTGGCCTCGGTCGAAGACTTGCGGCCGATCACGTTTACGTTCACCCGCGACACTGAGCAGCGCACACATCAAGGCTTTCTCGCCCATGAGGTCGCGGAGGTGTATCCGGGGGCCGTCACGGGCGATAAGGACGCGATGCGAACAGTTCCCGCCGTGGACGCTGTCGAAGCGGTCGAAGCGGTGGAGTACGTCCCCGCCACCTACGACGAGGACGGCAACGAACTCACCCCAGAGGTTCAGGCGGTCGAAGCCGTCGAAGCCGTCGAAGCCGTCCCCGAGCATGAGGTCGAAGCGCATCAGATGATGGACGCTTCGAAACTTGTGCCGCTCCTCACCGCCGCCGTTCAGGAACTCACCGCCCGCATCGCCGCACTGGAGGCCGCAGCGTAATGGG